CGGGCATATGGTGCTTTCTGTTTGTATCGTGATATGGGAGTGAGTAGGAATCAGGTGAAGGTAGCAGAATTGTCGAATCGTTCACCTGCTCTCATGTATAAGTGGTCTAGAAAACACAATTGGACGGATCGAGCGGAAGCCTACGACCTGTATTTAGACGAACGACAAAGGGAGTTCACGGAGAACGCCAGATTGGATCGCGCATTGCGTCATGCTGATCTAGGTCGTTTGATGCAAGATGTAGGTCGCAAGAAACTAAAATCGAAACGATTCGTAAAGCGGATCGCTCCGCGAGAAGTGATTGGTTTAATCAAAACAGGAACAGACGTAGAACGTGAGGCACTCGGCGATTCCCGCGAAAAACAGCATGGAAACACGAATATTCAGGTTAACGTGTTAGGCGGGATTGAGAGTGCGGTTACAGCTGCGCGAGAGGTGATTGTTAGGGAGTTACTCGCGGCAATGGCGGTTCCAGGTCCACTCGTTATTGAGTCTTCCGACGTCCCAACGGTTTCAAATTCTGGCCTAGATGGTACTGGATGTATTGAGCCATGCTCATAGCGTACTTGTCTGCCTCTCGCCTCACTTTGTTGTATGTCCGTTTCCTCAAACGGAGCGAAACTCGGATTGCATTCGCCATTGTGTCCGCACTTCCTTCCTTTGTTGATCTGTCCTATGTGTCCGCACTTAACACGATAAAGAGAATGTAGTAAGTGTCCGCACTAACGGCAAGAGAGGATACCGATCTATGCCACGCAAGAGCAAACCAAGCGGATCAACATATCTGGACTCCCTCCGCGCTAGAGCAAAAGAGGGAGAGAACACTAACGAAACCACTAGCGAAACATCGGCGCTTACCGAAGAAACACTAGAAACAACGCCTAGTAGTGTGGCAGAGGATGCTATAGGGGGAGGCGGAAATAAGGAATCGACATTAGGGAGGTCAGGTAGTGGGGGCGTGAACACCACTGGCAAAAATTTGGAAAACACACCACTAGTCGATACAAACGAGGGCGGTCCTGAGTCTGAGTTTGCTCCCTCCCTCGTTTCTTCTCCCGTCCTCGAAAATCCTCTACCAAAAATTTCACCTGCCGTCCCTCAAGCCAGTCCTGTCCTCCCCCCCGCTTTGATCGAGCAGGTGGAGAAGCGTTTGATCGAGGTTCGTCGTCAAGCCACCTATTCCGCCACGGTGGGGAGCAATCGCTGGGTTAAGCAACAGCCGGCCGCGAAGCAAAAGGAGTTCCTTCTTCTGTCCGACCAACTGGAAATTCTCTTCGGCGGGGCAGCAGGCCCAGGGAAAAGTTCGGCGCTGTTGATGGGCGCTCTTCAGTTTGTCGATGTGCCTGGTTATTCGGCAATCATCTTCCGTAAAACCTACGCCAACCTGTCGAAACCTGGCGCTTTGATGGATCGAGCGAGAGATTGGCTGGCGAACACGGACGCGGTGTGGAAAGAAGCGGAGCATACTTGGCGTTTCCCTTCCGGCGCTACGCTAACCTTCGGCTACTTGGACAGCGAGACCGACAGGTACAACTACAACTCGGCGGAATTCCAATATGTGGCCTTCGACGAACTCACGGAGTTCAGAGAAGCGGACTACACATACCTGTTCTCCCGTCTCCGCCGCTCGGTGGTCAACCAAACTTTGCCGATCAGGATGAGAGCGGCGTCGAATCCGGGCGGGCCTGGCCACGAGTGGGTCTACGACCGCTTCTTTGAGCGTGGGGTGAAGGAAGGCCGTATCTACATGCCGGCAACCTTGTCGGACAATCCACATATCGACCGCGAGGAGTACCTGAAGACATTAGGCGAATTGGACCCGATCACCCGCGAGCAGCTTCTACGAGGCGACTGGACGGCACGGCATAGCGGTTCCATCTTCAAACGGGAGTGGTTCCAGATCGTGGATCATCTACCGAACCCTCGTGAGGTCGTTCAGTGCGCGCGAGCATGGGACTTGGCGGCTACCGACCCCAAGAAAGAGAAGGAGCAAGACCCGGACTGGACGGCGGGGGTCAAGATGTGCCGCACGAGCGACGGGATATTCTGGATTTTGCACGTCATCAGGGTCCGCGAGACGCCCGGCTCAGTGGAG